TATTTATTTATTATATGGTTTTGTTCGCTTTTTGTATTATGCTATAATTTTCCATGTTCCTGGTTTATATTTTCCATCAATCGCAAACTCCCAATCTTTGGTTTCTGGGTTCCATCTCAACTGTTTGGTGGTAAATTCATTAGTTAAGACTTGCTTGGTTGTAGATTCCATTCCTGCGCTATTAAATGATAAAATCCACTCTGTTCCATTATATTCAATAATACTATTTACTTCTGCTTCAATATTTCCCCATATCGATCCTGTTGATGTTATATCACTAGCTATTAGATATCGTTGATCAATCTCCTCCACGAGCAACCCGTTGCCTGGGAATTTTTCACTTGGGTCAATAATCGCTGTTATTGGGGGTAAAGTATCTTGTGGTAGAGAATTTTCATCAATATTCCATATTAACATATTTTCCTTTGTTGGGTGGAACTCAATGGTGCCATTTATACCATCAGGATCACCAAAACGCCTCTTTATTTCTAATTTGTTGGTTTTTTGGTCGCTAAAATCACTATATTTGAGTAATAATTTACTCCAATTAAATATATTTCCATCAACATCTACATCTGATCCATCTTCACCAAGTAATAATATATTATTCCCATCTACATCTATAATAACTAGATATATCAATCGGTTCATCCGTCCCTACTGGAACTGAACGGCTCGTCCATGTAATATCATCATCCATAGTAACAAAGGTAATAGCAGTCCAATCCAATGGATTATCACTTGTTTGTAAATCAATAGACGGGTTAAATAATGTCATTATTTGTTCGAGAATTTGCATTTTTTGATCTTGATTACTAGTCCATATATCTAATTGAAAATTAAACGTATATGGGATTGGCATATATCGCTTTACTGTGAATCTATCTCCTAATCTTTTAGTATATTGACCTGTAGTTTCATCAAATTCGCGTTCGTCGACTAGTTTCGTATCAACATGAGTAGGGTCTTGCCGTCTTTCGGGGTTAGCAGTAATACCAGTTATATGAATACTAGAAAAAGGCGTGGTAAGCATAGTATTTTCAGATAGTAGTCTTTGTATATGACTAACCATGCGCGACGGTTCGCCCCACCTACATGGAACCTGGCGCACTTGTATATTCCCATCACGCCCAATACCTGTATGGACCTCAAATCCGCCTAACATTCTACATATCTGAAGAATTAATCGTCTTATCTGTTGATCATAAAAATAATCAGCCATTAACTCACCTCATCTATACCAGGTTTATTTCTATGTGGTATAATCTTACTAACTGCAACCTTTGAATCTATAGGACCGCGTGCAGTATTAACCTTCTTTCTATTATTAAGAAATTGTAGCAATGTACGGTTTGCTGTTGTCCATTTTTCGCGCCAATCTGCTTCTTTTCTAATCCATTTTTGTCCTTCTCTTTTATAAAGAACATCGGGTGAATAATCTGTGCGTAAAAACCAAGAGCCGTCTGGTGGCATTGGTGGGAATTCAGAACCTGAACCTAATAATTCCGCACCATTTGGTGGTACACCATCAGTCATAAACATATGCGGCAAGCCCTGTTCGTTATTATCAGAAACATATAAATGTGTATGCTCAAGGTTTCTATTTGGCACTTGGCTTTCTGCTTCCTCTATAATAGCGTTTGATATTTCTATCTCGTTATTGAAGGTGCTGGCTAATTCTTTTAATGTAATGCCTATATCACCACCAGACCCATCATTATTCACATCAGTGCCATCAAAATTTGCGGGGAACCCATCATTGAAATACCCCAAATCTCTATCTAATAGGTCGCGATACTCTTGGCTGTCTGTAAGTGGGCTTATTTTAATGCGCCATATATGAGGATACCACGTGGGACTAAATCCCTCTGATGATCTACTGGCATCTTCAACTTTATATAGTTTGGGTATAGCATGTTTCATACTAATACCATCAGCTTCATCGTCCAATAAAGTATCATCACGAAGATGGGGAAGTTCTACTATATCTCCTGGCATTAACTTTCTACCAATCAACTCAATCATATCATTAAGATGAAATTGTATGAATAATGTATCTGCACTTAGAAATAAACCAAATTGACTTAAATCAAAATCATTATCTTGAACGTTGTATGAACCCATAAGTGAATATACAGTATCATCATATTTTCGATCACGATTCTCTAATAATAATACATCTTGAATATTTGTAGCTGCGTCTTTTGGGTATTTTGGCATAGTTTTATCATCAGAGTCTAAACCCTGATCATATATACCAATAAATTTATGGACAAGGAATTCAGTGCCACCAATAATAAACATCTCTCTAATATTTCTATCAAAGAATTTATAATCGTTGCGTTTAGTTCTGTCCCATAACCTCAATCGTGCCATCATTCGTCACCATTAGATTTGTCCGACGCTCGTCGATTTGTAGGTCTTATTTTTGGTGTTATTACTCTTTCGAGTTTTAATCCTTTAATTTTATCGTTTGGGACGTAACGCCATGTTTCTCCGCGCCCATTTTTTATCTCAAAAATGGTATTACGTAGTCCAACTTTTATAATAACGGCTTCTTCACCATCAATATATACATGATGCCCTTCAGAAAAATCTCTATTCATATAAAAAAAGAATCCAGCAACAAACGTTGTTAAAAAATCTTTGACAACCAGTGCTACGGTTATTGAAAATAGCGCAGTAATCCAAGTTATTGTATTCGCGCTAAGAACGATCTCAGGTATCATACTTAATCCTCCAGTAAAATTGCTTCTTCTGCAGATTCTAAAGGCGTTTTACCTTCCGACCAAGCGTTACTCCAATTATAATCAAAATCAAAGGATTCTCTCCCCTCGTTTACTAAAAGATATCGCTCAACGCCGTTCATAAAATCATCAAATCCATCATCTAATGTTATCAACTCTTCTAATATAACGTCTTCGTCTTGTATATTTTCTAGTAACGTCATTTCACCCGATCTAATCATCTCAGTCATGTCATATTTTGATATATATTCTGTTGAATCTGCTTCATATTCTAAATATCCATGCTCTATACCCCAATGGTTATCTGCTTCTTCTACTAATTTAGTCCAGCGTAACCCATTGTCATATATATATAATTGTCCCACTTCTGCGCCAGCAGTCGACATACCTAACTTTATAGTTAAGTTTTCATTCTTACTTTCATTTATAGGAAAATTCCCTTCAATAATATTGAGGTATTTCTGTATATCGTCGCTGCTACCTGTCATAATTATCCTATAACCCAACCTAATGGTTCTTCACCTGAACCTAATTCAAGTATTTCTTGCTCAAGGCGATCTATATCTGTTATACCTTCGTTTTTTATTTGATCGCCATTTAATGTTGTGCCGCCCTGTGGACCAATAATCTGTGAAAATTTACCACGACCCTCACCGAGTATTATTTTAGCACGAGCAACGGTATAATCTATAATCCATGGCTTCGCATATATATCATCAATCAACGAATCGTCATTTCTATGGTAATAACACCATAACAACATTGTTTCTGGACCACGAAGGTTTCTTACTATCTCCAAACGGTGAGTGTTTGGTTGCCATGTAAACATTACGTGCTCTCCAAACATAGTTCCAATAAGTTCTTGGTATTCAGTGAATAGTCTATATGTAGCTAACCCACCCTGGCGTCCAGCTTCTAGTAAATAAAAGTTTGTGAACGCTGCATTAAAAGGATCGAAAGTAACACCACCTTGGGTTCTACCAAGACCGCGTCTAAATATTTCGCGCACCTCAACTATTTCTTTTGGTAGCATATATTCTGATTTATTCTCTTGTGTTTCAAGGAAAAAATAACCTTCTTCGACGGAATTTGAGCTTCGTTGTTTAAATTTATCTAATGCTGTTTGAATGCATTCCTCTATATCTATAGGGTCTAATTCAACGTCAATTATTCGCCCTGCTAGACGTGTAACTACGCGATCTGCTAAATTTTTACGAATTTCACTCATGTATATAGCCCCAGATATATTACCTATTGTTATTTATACATAAATGACGACTAGAACTAACTAATCGCCATTATTCAACTTGTAAAAATGAAATATATTCTGGAGGGATGGGATTTTTTGTGGACCATTCGTATTCTGCTCCACTTGTGGGAAATATTGGGAAGTTATCAGGTAATATTATTTCTAATGATGCCAAATCAATATCTAGATCGTCATATTCTTGACCCAACCAGTTCATTAGAGCATTATTCATATCATCTCT